GACGCAAGTGGTGTCCAGTTTGGCCCTGGTGACCTTGCTGCGCAGCGTGGCCAGGTAGCCTTTGAACACCAGTTCCTCGATGCTGACCGGCTCGATCAGGTCATCGAACAGCGCAGGCTTGTCGGTGATCAGGCCGTGCCCCAGGCGGTATGGCGTGGCCGTCAGGCCAATGACACGCAGCGCAGGGTTGATGGCCTTCAGATCGGCCAGGAACTGGCGGTAGCCACCTTCGTCCTTGTGGTTGACCAAGTGGCACTCGTCGATGATTACCAGGTCAACGTGACCGATCTGCTTGGCCTTGGTGCGGATTGACTGGATGCCTGCAAATGTGATCGGCTCACCGAGTTGCTTTTTGCCGATGCTGGCGCTGTAGATGCCCATCGGCGCGCCAGGCCAGTGTTGGCGCATCTTCTCGGCGTTCTGCTCGATCAACTCCTTCACATGGGTCAGCATCAGCACCACGGTCTCTGGCCAGTTCTGCAGCGCGTCCTTGCACAATGCAGCCACGATGTGGCTCTTGCCGGACCCGGTCGGCAGCACCAGGCAGGGATTGCCTGCGTGGCCTGCCCCGAACCACGCATAAAGCTGGTCGATGGTTCGCTGTTGGTAGTCTCTCAACATGGCGTCAGTCCTTGATGCCCACCATGATGCTGGGCGGCATCGGCAGAGACACGCCAATCGGTCTCCACAGGTGCAGGCAGTTCTGGTGGTTGTTGACGTACTCGCTGCGCGGTGGGTGGTACTGGATGACACAGTCGTCCTCGTCCCAAAACAGCGCCTTGACCTGGCACATCTCGTCCCAGGTCGGGCAGCGGTCATTGCGGCTAACGCTGACATGCTCCCAGCCCATGCCATTGCTGGCGATGACTCGCAGCTTTTGCTGGTGCTTCAGCGGCACGATGAAGCAGCCGTTGTGCTCGTCGCCTGCAGGGTAGCCAGGCACCAGCACGCGGTACTTGTCTGGGCACTTGAATGTCATGTTGTGCTCCTTGCGCGGATTGCTTCTGCGCAGTCGTCTGCGCCAGCACTGCGTCCCTGTGTGAAGTCAGATGCTCGGCCTTCCTCGTCTCCCTTGTACGGCGGTCGGCCCTTGTACAGCTTCCACATGTCGATGGCGATCTCGTCGCACAGCTTGGCGCAGGCTTCGCGCTCTTTTGCTTTTCCGTGCTCCCATCCTGTTTTGTAGGATGTGCCAACAGCGGACTCTAATGCCAATGGTTTGATGATGCCTGTGCCGCTGGCGATAACAAGATCGCACTCGTTGCACACGATGTCCTGAAACGGCTCGTTTGTCTTGGCGTCAAGGCAGTCATCGACACGAACAGGCTGCACTTTGTCGCAGCATGAGCAGTAAATTTTCATCCCTCAATCCTCCCGCCCATTTCCTCTCGCACCGCCCGGATAAACGCATCAGGATTCGCGCAGGCCGTCGGGTTGGCCAGTATCTCGCTGCTGGCGAATACGGTCGCATCAGGCTCGCCATTGGCTACGGCTTTGCCGTCGATCAGATAGACCGCCGTCCATTCATCGCGGCCCTCTTGCACAGGCCACGGCACCAGGTCAGGATGCAGGACATGGCTGTCGCACGCCTGGCGCTGGAACTCCACCGGAATGCCATCGGCATCGTGCCTCTCGCAGCGCCAGGTGCTGTCCTCCTTGGCCGTGCTGTGCGCACAGGTGCGGCAGTTCACATGCTTGGTGGTCTTGGTGACATGGCAGAACTCGTGCGCGTCGCAGAACTTGCACTGGTACCAAGATGGGTCGGTGCTGATGGGCGGCGGCATGCGGTCCTCAAGCGCAAGCCTGCGACCTCGCTCGATGTACCTCTCGGCCACATCCTTCTCGTAGCGCACGCGTTCGGTGTAGATGCTGTCGTCGTCCTTGCAGACCGCCACGTACAAGGCCCGGTCGATCTGCAGGCCGTGCATGTAGAGTTGCATCTGCACGAAGTGCTCTGGCTTTGCGCTGGCCACAGACCCGGCCTTCTCAAGGGCTGCAAAGCTCTTGCTGCTGTGCGTCTTGAACTCGGCCACATGGCGCTTCTTGGGCGCTGCAGGAACGCCAGACTCGATGATGGCATCGATGCTGCCGGACACGTGGGCACCGAAGTCCACGCGAGCCTGTTGCTTGCTGGTGCGAACGTCCATGCCGATTGCGCGCAAGTCCGACACGATGGTGGCCTCCTCCATCTGGCCACGCCTGAAAAGACGGAGAATCCGTCCTGGGAATTGTGGCTGGACAGCCCACCGGAATGACAGCCACAGCCATCTGTCGCATGGGTGGCCCAACTGGCTGCAGCCCATGTGCGGCCTGGGCGGCTCGGCCTGCTTTTCATGGTGTTTGTCGATCAGTCCTTGGATGCTATGCTCTGGCTCAGGAATCTTCATCAGGTTCTCCTTCGTGTGTGAAAGCCCGGTCCTCTTGCAAGGCCGGGCATTTTTTTCATCAGCGCTTTGCCCAGGGCGGTGCGGCCTTTCCGGTTGCTGCGGCGTATGCGTTGGCAGTTGCTGCCGGTGCCGAGGCTGCAGGTGCTGCGAAGGTCGGCGCGCTGCCGGTGATCGCTTTGAAGCCCTTGACCTCGTTCTGTGCCGGGTATTGCTCGGTTGCGGCGCGCACGTCCAGCTTGATCTGCAAGCTGCCACCGATCAGTTGGTCGGTATCCGTGACATTGGCCAGTCCGATGGCGCGCATCAACTCGCCAAGCTGCTGGCGGCCGATCTCTTCGGCCTTGGCACTGGCGTTCTTGATGTTGAGGTTGCCGAACACCACGCGGCCCTGGTGCGAAGGCCCGGTGATGTCGTAGCGGACCTTGATGTACTGGCCCGAGCCGTCCTTGGTTGGCTGCAGGTCAGCCTTGTTGATGGTGGCCGTGTACCAGCCGGGCGGCAGCGGATCGTAGTTGCCGCCGTTGCCTTCGGGCAGTGTGTTGACGTCAAAGGTTTGTCCGAGGAATGCCATGGTTATTTCTCCTTGCGAGTGATGGTGAATGAAGGGCGGCCAGGCTTGGCCGTAATTGCTGCTGCCAGCGGCTTGGTGATGGCCTCGTCCGCTGCTTTCCAGACGGCCATGTTGATCTCCGGCTTCCACCGGAAGAGGCTGGCTAAGTGCTCGGTCAGGCCGAACTCGGCGGCCAGTTCCTGCACCTTGTCGCCATCGACCTTGCGGTCAATGCGGCCGACGATCTTGATGGTGAACTGGTCCGGGTCGACCGTCTCGGTGCCTTCCAGGTTCTCGGCCACCCCGACCAAGGACTTGATGCGGTCCTCGATCTTGCGACGGTCTGCCGTGGCGTCGGCCTCGGCCTGCTTGGCGGCCAGCCACAACTGCGACAACTCGTTGAGGTCGCTGGTCTTGATCTCGTCGGCCATCACTTGCCTCCCATCTTTGCGATGATCGCGCCCAGGTCCGGCGCTTCCCAGGCTTCCAGCTTGCCGCTGCGGTCCTTGGCCAGCCAAAGGCCGTCCGAGTCGCACATCAGGGCGCGCTGGGTAACGCCTTCGCCATCCTTCTCGACCCGCAGCGCCAGCACCTCGTCGAAGAAGTAAGGCAGCGCCTGGCCGGTCTTGTTGCCTGGCATCGAGGGCGCATACAGCACGCGACCCATCTCGTCCTGCGTCTTTTCCAGCTTGGCGCTCATGTAGACGTGGCGGCCTGGCAGGTCGCGGAAGGCGCGGATGATGTCGGCCATCTGCTCCTGCATTGCACCGTAGGCCTGGCGTGGGTCTTTGGTCGCCTTCTTCTCGGCGTTGAGCACCACCTCCGCGATCTCGCTGATCGAGTCCAGGGCCACCGACTGGTACTGCTTGGCCTCGTCACTTCCAGCCAGCCAGCTGTAGGCCTCCTTCAGGGTGTCCATGTCGCTGATCTCGATGAAGGGAAGGTCGGCGTCCTGGATGGACAGCAGGCCACCTTCAGCCGAGAGCACGATGGGCTTGGGCAGTGTCTTGACCAGGCTGGTCTTCCCCGCACCGGCTTGCCCATAGACGAGCACCTTCACACCGTTGGCAGCCAGGCTGCCGGTCGTTTTTACGTTGATTGCCATCAGGCATCTCCTTCGTGG